CGTATCATCTGCACACGAGATCACATATGAGTCATACCTTCTAAAGCATGACTTCGGAGGAATTAACCCAAAGTGCGAATGTGGATGTGGTCTTGATACCCCATTCTCAAAATCTCAAGGGATGAGATTTCTTCGATACATACACGGTCATTCCGCAAGGATTGAAGGTCGATTAACTGCAGAATCAAAAGCAAAAATCGGTGAGAAGAATAGGGCTAATTTAAGTAAACTACACGAAAATAATCCTGAATTACGATTTGTCAAGAACAAACAGCTAAACTCGGGAATTACATCCGAGGTCCGAAAGCGCTCAGCAAAAACAAACGCCGAGAACTGGCAGAAGCCCGAATCAGCTGGGAAGAGAAAGCTGCAGTCCTCCCGAGCTTGTGATCTCCTCGAGCAGGGCAAGATCGGTCCCCAGGCACCCTACAGGACCGAGTGGAAGCTCAACCCATTCACCGGTCGGGAGGAATACATGCACTCCTCCTGGGAGACTCGATTCCTCGATGAGTGCATCGAGCGGAGCATTCCGGTCACCAAGCAGCACGGCATCCGCATCCCATACGTGGACCCGAACGGTGTCGAGCGGGTCTACATCCCAGACTTTCTGACGCTTGACAGAAAGACGCTGTACGAGGTGAAAGGGCATGAGACTGACACCGACCGTGAGAAGTGGCGGGCAACAATGACCTGGTGCATCCAGCACGACGCGCATCTTGAGGTGATTAGATTCTCTTGATCCGCCGGGCTCTCACCTGGGTGGACGATTCAGCTTGTGCGACATACTTAGGTCTGCATGTTTAGAATAGCTCACTTCATCTTTGGCCCATGTGATAGCCTCAACGAGGGTGGGAATACCCGCGCGCTTGTCCGAGATCCAGAGACAGGTCTTGTCAAAGGACCCGAGCAGGTTCGGCAATTTCGTGGGAGAGAGGCATACGCTGAGAAGATAGATCTTCGTTCAGGCAGGATTAACCGCCAGGACCTTCGTCGCGACGTTATCGAGATGCTTCGGATTCTCGATGATGAATTTAAGGGAGATCACGGTGAAACCATCTGGGACCCCGCGCAGCGTGATGACATCCTCGGCTCAGGGTTTGCCTTCAACGGGTCCTCCGCCCATCTCTTTGCCCCACCAGAGACTCTGTCGGACGAGACGTTCATAGAGTATAAGCCCACTGTGGGTGACATCGACCTTACGGTTCCCGCCGCCCGGATGCATGATCTCTTCCAGACCCTTACCCGTCTGGAGGACGAGCAGCTCACCCCCAAGATTGCCTACGTGGGTCATAACAAAAAGAGTCCAGGTCAGTATCAGATCAATGCTCTTTTCGCTTACACCTGGGATCCTGCCGCGCCTCCTGGTGAGGGAGACACCTTCTTCCAGATTGATTTTGAGGGCTCGGAATACGAGGAGGGACGTCCATCATCTTGGGCAAAGTTCTCGTACTCATCATCGTGGCGTGACATTGAATCTGGCGTGAAAGGGCTCGCTCACAAGATCCTGCTCTTTTCGCTTGCGACCGTTCGTTCGCCACCACCCGTTGATGCTCGCCTTGCGACGGACTCTGCCTCGGCGGAGAACCCGAAGATCTCAATGACCAAGAGCAAGTCATACGTGCCTCCGGCCCAAGAGGAGATAGAGAGCAGGATCCAGGCCCGCGTCGCCGAGCTAGCTGCTCGATCTCCACGTAGCAATCCTGATGCTATCAGAAAAAAAGCGGAAGCTGAGATAAAGTCCGAGCTCAGCGCAGCTGAGAAGAGACCCGCTCAGCTTCGATCCATAAAGTCCTTTGATCTTGTAACTGGCCTTTCTGATAGGTACAGAAAGCTTGACTGGCAGTACGATGGAAACGACGTCTATAAATACTTGAAGCGTGCTGAGAGGCTGAACGCAATTCGTGACATAAGGCAGATATTTATCGGAATGTTCGGGGACAGCCCACCCCCAACGGGAAAAGAGCTTGACGATTTTGGTTCATTCCTTGGTACCCTTGATATAATCAAGAACAGGATGGCTCCTCCTGAAATTGTTAAGGTTTACGAGGAGCTGGTCATTAGACTCTTCGGTCCCGCCGCGCAGCAGATATCAGCGACTGATAAGAACGAGGACATGTCGGTAAAGGACAAGCTCCTTGACGTTTTTAGGCAGGTTCTGCCAGAAGCAGAATCATCGACCGCGGACATTGAGTCTCTAAAGACTGCATTTTACGCAAAGTATAAAGTTCGTGGAGAGGAAGGGTTCGCTGAGGATGACGCCCCACCCGGCGGGGTTGATGAGTCCAGAAACTATCGGTTCAATCGTCTTGTAGAATCCGTAATCTGGGGAAGCTGATGTCAACAGATATCTCGATCGAGGACTTGAGGAAAGTCATGGTACGCCCCGATGCGTCGGCACGGGCCCGTGCCAATGATATAAAGAAAGCCCAATCATTCTTGTCCGATCCGAGCGTCAAGATCGTTGAAAAGATCGATGGCACGAAGCTCACGCTCCTTCGTCGCAACAATGCTTTTGATCCTGACGACTACACCAAGAACTGGTACATCGCCTACAAGGGGAACGTGATCTATCCTGGAGAGGCACGGAGACTAGCCACTCGCGAGGAGGAGGTTCGCGCTGGATCATCAGGAACAGCCCAGTACTCTCTCGTACATTCACATCTCGCTCGAGTTCATCGTGACACGGAGCAGATTCCGCCTGGGACAGAATTTTTTCTCGAGTTTGTTCAGAGGAAGCCCACAATTAGTCGGGAGTATCCCCAGAAGCATGGAATCTTCCTGACGCTTTTTGGTCCATCTCGGTATAAGATCACCGGATCGTATCTAGTTTCCAACATCTCGCCTGATAATGATGAATCCAAGCTCGAGGAATACGCTCTCCTGCTGGGTGTCAAGACGTATCCTGTCCTTTTTGAGGGTAATCTTGATTCGTTACAAGGTCTTAAGTCTGGTGTCAAGAGCAGCTCCATCGAACGTCGAGCCGCTGAGCTTGACTCAACGCTCAGGTCAGCTTACGGTGAAAGTGGACCTGATCGTCCTCTCAGGGTGGTCTCGGCAATTTACGATCTCTTCTCTGACTTTGATACGTCCCTTTCAACCGAAAGCGACCGATCACCTGCTGAAGGATCTGTTTTTAGAACCTCAGCGACCCAAGCTCTTTACAAAGCCCTTCGATTTGATCAGCATGACGTTGAGCATCGGCAGTCGGTGAAGCAGAAGTTTAGGGCCGCGTCCCAAGAGGATGAGCAGAGCTACTGGAACTCTATCATCAAGATTGCTGATGAGGCGGCTGAGGAGCACGCCCCCGGCCAACGGAGAAATATTCCACAGGGTGATCTCGATAAAATCCTGGAGATGCTGCACAACGAGTGTTACTTCGACTCTGCAATCTCAAACCGTCTGGGGGCTCTCAACCATCCAAAGACCCTGATCCAGCGTCAGGAGGATCTCTTTCTGACCACAAAGATGCGAGTGATGAAGCGCCTTGAGATTGGGACCCAAAGTGGTATCAGCATCGGTATCTTCGTGGTTGCTGGAAAGCCAGTCCACGCGGGTCACTGGCAGATGATCAATCTGGTGGCATCGGAGTGTGATGAGGCTCTGATCATCACGTCGACCGCAGGCAGAGACGAGCTCCCGGCAGGTGTCATGATCGATGCATGGAAAGCGGTCCTTGAGCCGCAATTTCACCGCGACTTTCCAAATGCTACCCTTATCATCTCACCTGAATCTCCCTTGGCCCTCGCTGTTGGGAAGATGCGCGAGCTGAAGAGCATGGTTAGCAAGTTCGTGTTCTACTCCGATGATGAGGACGCGCAGGGAAAGTACTCCTTGTCCAAGATGACTGATACGATCAGAGATCCGTCTGTCATTGAAAAGCTTGAGCAGCGCGCCGTCTCGAGATCCCAGACTGTCCAGATCTCGGGAACTGATGTGAGAAAATTCCTGAGCTCAAATGACAGGCAATCTTTTGACAGATTTGTCCCTCAGACACTATCATCTGAGATGAGGGAGAAGTATTGGAAGATCCTGAAGGGCGAACACGGTGCCATCACCGACGGGAAGAAAGCATCAGCGATCTACGCTCTTTTCGAATCCGTGCGCGGGAGTAGGATCGACCAGCATAAATAATGAGAGGAGCTTTAAAATGAAGATTTCAGAGAGGCAGCTTCGTGGTATCATCCGCGAGGAAATGATTCATCGGACGATGAACGAGGCTGCAGCTGCACCCGCGGCGGGCCTCATCGAGCCCTACACGACAAAGTCTGGTGACACGATCTCGAGTGTGCTGAAGGCGCGTTACGGTATTCCTCTTTCAAAGGCAAACTACACTCTCTACAATCAGGTTGCCAAGCTGAGCAGATTGACCAACGCAGACAATGTGCCACCAGGCACCATCTTACAGCTTGCACCCATCATCGGGGGTAAGGCTCGAATTGCCGTCCCTGCTGCGGCGGGGGCCCCCGCCGGAGCAGATCAGCTGCCCGGTTGCAATCTCGCATCGCTCAAGGCTCCTTTAACGCAGCAGCTTACCAGCATTGCGAAGGTTGGAGTTGGGGTTGCATTCTACGTTGACCTGATCGTTGGACAGGCGGCACCGGTGCAGCCCGCTGACCTGATCGCAGCAGGACAAACTCTCGCGGGAATGGGAGACCAGACTAGTGGCGGTTGGGTTAAGCAGCTCATCGCGTCCGGCCTCGACACTCTTGCGGGGCCCATGAACGAGTTTGTAGGGGCTATGCTCACGTTCCTCGGTACCTGGATGCAGGGAGTTGTGAATGCCAAGACTGCATTCATCAGTGGCGGTCCAGGCGTGAAGTGCAGCTTCAAGGCACTCGCAGCTTCAGTCGGAAAAGCGTACATCGATGCTATCGGATCGAATCTCTCAGCTATCGCAAGTGGGTATTCGTCTATCGCTAGCGGAATCAAGATGTTCGCGCAGGTTGTTGTCGGAATACTAGTTGCAGCAGGTGGCGCGGTTGCTTCAGCGGCTACCTTGATAGGTCAGGTGCTTGTGTCTCTTGTCAACCTTGGAGTTGCAGGAATTAGGGGTCTAGGTGCTCTTATACAGCAGGCTATTATCGCAGCTGGCGACTCTCTCATCGCGGCGGGAACTGCCACGAAAGCCGCTGCAGGCGCTCCTCCTGTTTCCGAGTCCGTAAGAATCAGGACTCTCGATCGTCTTGCTCTTGAGATGTGCACACTCACTTACGCTCGTAATCTCCTCAGGGAGAACGTCTCGATCGAGAATCGCGCGCTAGTTCTTCTGTAAAACGACCATAACACGATAAAACACGGGTTGGCTTCCTATTTACGTAGAGAGGTCAGCCCGTGTCGACATTTGTAACCACACTCAATCCGACACCGTTCGGATTCTTCGACTCAGACACCAACTTTCAGTCAGAAGCTGACGCGATGGTAACATTCGTCAAGCGGCGCCTGGGCGATGACATACTTTCGGTCGAGCTGACAAAAAAGCAGATCTGGTCTTGCCTTGAGGAATCATTTCTTGAGTACGGTTCGATCGTGAATCAGTACCAGGCCAAAAGCCAGCTTCTCTCTCTTCTTGGATCACAAACCGGGAGCCTGGACGAGGCGACACAGAAGTTTCCACGCGACACCCTCAACTACATCATACGCCTCGCAGAGCCCTATGCCGTGGAGGCTGGGCTCGGAGGAACCTATAATTCCGTTTCGGGCGCAATTGCTCTCCGTCAGAACGTGCAGGATTACGATCTCTACACTGACCTTAGGGATCCTTCCACAAACATTCCGGTTGTGAGCTCTTCCCTCAATCCAGGTAATAGGAAGATGAGAATCTTTGAGGTAATGCATTTTAACCCATCAGCGGCATACCGATTCTTTGACACCACATCGGCGATAAATTACCTCAATAACGAGTTCTCATTCGAGTCATTCACACCAGAGACCGTTTTCTACGTCCTTCCAGTCTTTGAGGACATCCTCCGCGGTGGGCAAATGAATCTATCGAACAGGGTACGTCGCTCAAACTACAGTTACAAGATTACTGGGACCAAGATTAGGATCTTTCCGTCTCCCACAGCCGTTGATCCTCTAAATCTCTTCATACGTGTTGGATTCGAAAATGACCCGCTCAACCCATCGATACCAGATGGATCAATCACTGGGGTCTCGAACCTGTCAAACGTTCCTTACGGAAACTTCACATTTGCAAAGGTCAACTCCATAGCTCGACAGTGGGTCAGACAATACGCGCTTGCTCTCTGCAAAGAGCTGCTCGGAATGATAAGATCCAAATTCGGATCGATACCCATACCCGGCGCGGAGCTTCAGCTTGACGGCGCTGACCTGAAGAGCACGGCCAAGGAAGAGAAGGACAAGCTGAGGACCGATCTCAAGGAGATGCTTGACTCCATGACATACAACAAGCTCATCGAGATAAAGTCGGCAGAAGTCGACAACCTGCAGAAAATACTCAAAGCGACACCGATCCCTATGGGTCGTGTCATAACGATCGGGTAGTCATGGCACGACTCTTCATAACTCCACGAGAGATGGACCTGATAAGTGACCTCACAAAAGAGGTTATCAAGGACGTTATCGGGCAGAGAATATTCTACCATCCCGTTCGAACCGATGTCACGTCGGTTCACGACGTTTACGATGAATCCACCGAGAAGGTGTTCGACACGCCCATAGAGCTTGACGCGCTGGTCGATTGGTCACCCGGAGAGACAAGAACTAACAAGTTTGGAAGTGAGAAGTTCCACTCGATAGAAGCGAGGGTTCACACCAGGGATCTGACCGACAAGAACCTGAGAATGAAGATCGGCGACTTCATGTCATACGGGTCGATCTTCTTTGAGATAACACAAGTTGAGTCGATCAGCAAGATCTTCGGTCAGGTCGAGCACGTGACCGGATACAAGATTGCTGGTAAGCAGGCGCGCGAGGGACTCATCAACCGTTCGACAATCGGTCCAGCGGCTCAGACGCTCGATACCGAGGTTGTCACGCAGGAGACATTTGTTCAGCAGCGCGGCGCCACGGAGAACGAGTTGGGTCCGACCGCAGACCGCAGGGAGCTGCAGGCTGATGGAAAACTTGACGCTCCACTCACCGGACCGAAGAAAGTTGCTCCTGATAGCACCAGCTCGTCATTTTACGGTGACGAATGAGCACAAGATACTCTGTTGGAAAAAGGTATGGACGTGAGTCGGTCAACCTTGGCTACGAGGGTAGCTCTGTGCCCGGTGGCATTGAGATCCCAAGCTGCGGACTCGAAGACGTTGATCGAGCCCTCTTCAACCTATTTGAGAAGGACCTTCCTCTCGCGTATGAGCAGAAGGACGGAAGCACCAAGCGTGTCCCGGTCATATTCGCAACAGGAGAGCGCTTTGCGATCAGTCGAAGGAAGGAGCCCATTCGTGATAAGAACGGAGCCCTGATACTTCCGCTGATAACGATCTCGAGGAGCGGCCTCGAGCAGCAAGCTCAAAAATTGATCGAGATGGGTGACCTTGGAACTATCGACATCGTGAGAAGGATAAGCGAGGACGACCCGCTGTACCAGCGGCTTACGAATCCGCAAAATCTCAAGAACACCGGATCACCTGCCGCCGGTACCCGAAGGAGCAAGTTGGACTCACCGGGGCGAACGACAGGAGGACGACTGCTGGAACCCAATCTGGGAGCTGGCATCTACGAGACAATCTCAATACCCGTTCCGAAATTTTTCACAGCGAAGTATGAGGTCACGCTCTGGACCCAGTTCATGCAGCACAGCAACTCGATACTCACAACAATCATGAGCGGGTATCACAACATCAGGGCACGTACGTACAGAATAGAGACTCCCACCGGGTATTGGTTTTACGCAGCTTTTGAACCTGAAATCTCGTCTGAAACGACATTCGATAACATGAGCGAGGATGAGAGGGTGATAAAGCATACGATGACCGTCACCATCCCTGCATACATCATCCTGCCCAAGTCACCGGGCATCCCGAACGGGCTGAGGCGGACACTTTCAGCCACCCAGTTCTCTTTCGGAGTGGTGAGCGGTGTGCCAGATCCTGAGCCATCAGGCAATGTGTCTGACATGAGGATAGACTCGAGGATACTGGATTCAGTCGCGACTGTTGATGATCCAAGCGTTACCCAATCGATCGGATCAAGTCCAGCCGCCCAATCGGAAAAAGCTGCTGGTGGAAACCAAAGAAAGGGCAGCGCCGTGCTGCCTTCCGCAACGACCGCAGTCGGTGGCACCGAGTCCAGCTCGACAAAGGTCACCAGCATCATCAGGAAGCTCTCAGAGGACCCTTTGACTGGAAAGCCAATGGACGTAACAGTCAAAGCTCGACTCATCTCCAGCGCCCACGGAGAGGAGGTTCTAACAAACATCACCCACGCGTTTAAGTCCGACAAGGATCTAAAATGATGTCGTTATTTCTCTTCATGCGTGATACTTAGCTTTTGATTAGTCATTCACGATTAGGAGCAACTGATGTCCGAACAGACCTTTCGCTCTCCTGGGTTCTTCGAGCAGGAGATTGAGCTCACCGCACCCGGTGCACAGCCCACCGGTGTTCCAGGCGGACTCATCGGAGCAGCGGCCTCTGGGCCAGCTTTCATACCGACCACCGTCGCGTCTTTCTCCGATTACTCGGCGAGATTTGGGGGTTTAGACCCTGAGCGTCCGGCAACTTACGCAGCAAATGAGTTTCTGAAGCACAAGGGTGCTCTTACATTTATACGAGTTCTCGGAGCAGGAGCAAATTCATCCGCGGGTGATGCAAGCATCACCCTCGCCCAAGGTACGGTTCGCAACGCCGGATTCAGGGTCACCGGATCCTCCGTGGGTCTACCTGCCACTGACAACCGAAACACAGGAGCGGTACAGTTCCTTGTGGCTCGTCACTCGATCCCCGCAAGCTCGACGGTTGAGTCCGAGTGGAAGGGCTTCCCAATTTTTAGCGATAACCCGAGCTTCAATCCACCTGATGCTGGAGACACCCTAAACATCATCCGTGGTGTGATGATGTTCCCCACAGGGGCACGTGGGATGGTCCTCAACATGACAGGGGCAGCTTCGCAGTGGACAGGTTCAGGCGCCAGCATCCAAGATGTCGCTTCCACCGACCTTAACAGCTTGTCGGCAACTTACAAGAAGTTCAAGATTGTTGTTTCATCCTCAGTAGGTGCCGCTTTCGACACCACGGACGGACTCGCTGGTCTGCGGATCATGACCGCATCATTCGATCCGAACGCCAACGATTACCTCGGGAAGGTTCTTAATACGGATCCGAAGAAGTTCCAGGCTGAGCAGCATCTTCTCTACCTCGATCTACCGGTTGAGGACGAGCTTGTCGGTCTTGACGTCACTGGTGACAGCTGCATCGCGATCACCTCGGGATCAAGCTCCTCATACCTGCAGAACTTTGGAAAGCACGACACGCGATTTACCACGGCGCGGACGCCCTCAATCATCTCGCAGCCCTTTGGCGGCGGCGAGTATGATCTGTTCAGCTTCGAGACGCTCACGGACGGTGCTTCTGGCAACGAGCTCTTCAAGGTCTCGATCTCGAATGTCAAGGCTTCTAACGACCCGAGAAACCCGTTCGGAACGTTCGACGTTAACATCCGCGATCTTTATGACACCGACACCTCGACGAAAATTCTCGAGACTTTCGGTGGCTGCGATCTCAACCCGTCCAGCCAGAATTTCGTTATCAAGAAGATCGGTGACAGGAAAGTTTCTTTCAACTTCGATGCTGTTGACGAATCCGAGCAACGTCTTATGATCTCCGGCAAGTTCCCCAACGCAAGCCGCCGGGTGAGGATTATTGCCTCCGACACTCTTAGCGCTGGAACGATTCCTCCGACTTCCCTGCCCTTCGGGTTCAGGGGAATCCCAGTTATCAGGACATCTCAGACCCTGACGGACACCCAGTCCTCTCTCGTCGTTGGAACAAGAACCTACGGAACTGCCGGCGCTTTGCCCCGGATGAAAATGGTTGCCACTGTGGCGAACCAGCTCTCCGGTTCCATCATTCCCCCGCTGCCGTTTCGATTCAAGGTCACCAGGGGAACCGTCGACGGAACCTCATACATCGGGTCTCCCGGTATTCTCGAGATTCCTGACTCTCGTCTACACTGGGGCGTTAAGTTCGAGAAGCTCGCGCCCGCAGTCGCCGGAGTGTCCTCCGTCATGAACTCAAATGATGGTACGCAGTTCAACCCGCTTACCCTCTCTTACTCGAAATTCCAAGGAATCCAGAAGCTTGACACGCTCATAACGGGTTCGGACGCGGACGCATTCAACGCCAACAAGTTCACCCTCGCACGTGTTGCACTCTCGAACACCTCACTTTCCGATGTGACTGGAACTCTGGAAGCCCATATGCGGGAAGCTGCTTACATCCGCAACGGTGTTCCGAACGCTGCCGACTACAGGATCACCGATTCGTCGCTGCAGAGGATCACATTCGCGTCCCTCCTGTCGGGTTCCGCAAACACATTCAACAAGTTCTCTGAGTACGCCAAGTTTTCGATGATCTTCTACGGTGGTTTCAACGGCGTCAACTCCCTCGACTCCGCCGCCTCAAGGCTCGGAGATCGTGCAACCTCGACGGAGTCAGGCGGCCTCGCGGCGGGTGGCGCGGCGCTGCTCGCTAGATCTGGACTTGGTTACGATCCTAACGGCAACAGCCTAACGAACAACGCTATCAATTCCTACCGCATCGCTTCCAAGCTGATGACCGACAAGATGACCGTCAACATTAACATGCTTGCCGCTCCTGGAATTCGTGAGCCCCTTGTCACCGATTACATCGGGCGGCGTCTTTCTGTTTACGCTCTTGGAATGTACGTTCTCGATGCACCGGCTTACTCTGACAGCAACGTCAGAATATTTGAGGACTCGTCAGACA